TAAAGTATTAGTAATGTAATTTATAAAAATATTATGAGTGGTACATCAGTCAACACATAACAGTGCTATTTTCTTGGGATGGCAAATCCCGTCGCTAAATAACGACAACAAAGCCTATGTTTGCACCTGTCCACAGAATATAGGTAATGCAGAACCTACAAATCTGTGCGTTATTATCACAAACATATCCCTATTTGGTTTTTATTGCATGAGGAAACGCAAACCACCGGTACTATAGGCCCCAGTGCTGGGCCATGAAGCCGACTTACAAGTCGAACTTCTCACGGTACCACTGCAGGCGTTCATCATATGTCATGATTTCACCTACAATGGGGCGGATTCCGGCTGCAACAGCAACTTCTTCAAGCTGTTGCCTCCTTAATCCATACACTTCGCGTCCAAATTCAAAATACTTGAGCGCAACATTCTGGATAGCTTCAGCACTAGATTGTTGTGGAGTAAGCACATCTGATTTCAGATGAGCATGCAACATCTTAGCGATGGAACCATCCTCAACAGGAGAACGATACAAACCCAATTCCTTATCCCATACAGCATAATGTTTCAAAAAAGAAGCATCGCGCAAATGGATAAAAGGAACAGACTCAGCCTCCTTATCAGCCATAGTGTACTTAATATCCACGTCAGCAAGCTCTTGAGCAATAGCAGTGTGATTGAAATCATCATAACCTTTCTTAACAGTCATAATGTTATCATCACCATATGTCATCGCAGAGCAAACTTCGCGGAAAGGTGGAGTACGCCACCATCCCTTCTTCTGCGCAATCGAATAATACGTATAACGCAAATAAAGGGAATTAACGAAACTGTTGATAATAACAGTCAAAGGGTGACCAGAAGGATTCGATCCAAAAAATTGAACCAATGTTCCAAAATAATCATAAGTGGGGTACGAAATCTCTGCCGCAATCCCACGCATGATAATCAAGTCATCCTCATCATAGTTCCCACTTCTCTCAGCAAAACTGATAAGAAGTTTGAAAGCTCCTAGCATAAATTGAGGACTCATACGTCCATCAAACTTTGCATAATCACCAGCAATAGCACGATCCCAACCATACTTTCCAATATGGTTGTAGAGTTCAGTCCATTCGGGGGACTGTACAACAGTACCAACAGCACACTCAGTCACAATTTTGTTGCGCTGAACTAATGCTGCAAGCGAGAGAAAATACTCTCGTACCAACATCACAAAGGGCATATTCGCAGCCGCAAAGACACGAACTTTGTCCTTAGTAAGTTTGGTAGGTTCATCTTTTAATGAACCCTTGAAAACTGTGTTAATGCTCTCACCTCGCAAAAGTTTCTCCTTCATCATCTTGATTTCTTCAAGAATCATAGGATCAACATCACGAGGACATGAGATACCATCAACAACTCTGTCGGATTTTTCTACTACATTGGTCTTAGGTCCCTTTCCGGGAAAACCAACAGCGGTACGGAAATTCATAGCATTAATGCCAAGGACTCCGTCCAATCCAGCCAAATTCACATCCAATGAAATCTTGCCAACTTTAGCAAGTTCAGAGGATGGAATATCTGCCAACTGCAAAGCATAATCAGTATATGCCTTTTGCAAAATAGCAGAATCAAACTTAGTGGCAGTATCAACCTTCCCAGCGATATCAACTTCGCGATGAACACGGCTCCCCATTGCTGGGGGTGGACCGTGCATCTTGGGAATCTTCATGATGCTCTCCACTTTGTCTGAAATAACCGAAGTTACCACAGCACTCTTCCTATTGAAACTAGGCTCAAACTTATGAGCCCCATGAACACGAATCTTGGAATCCAAAGGTAAATCATTAACAACACACTTCTCGTGTGGTACTTTCAATGGTCCAAAATCAATGCCCATGGAAACAGTTTCCA